TTGATGGATGCCGTATTGCCGTTGACACTCGTTTGCAGACTCAGCAATGCACGTGCCGTTGCTTCCTTCTCAGTGACGATCACCTCATCAATGCGGTCCAGTTGCGCACTGTTACCGGCTACCGATGCCGACAGAGTTTTACGCGTGGCCACCTGAGCGAGGTTGGCCTGGATTATCGCAATTGCCGAGATCTTCACGCCTCCTGTCATGCCGTCCATAGACACGCTGATGTTGTCGATACGCTGACCCAGGGCTGCATCTTCTGATGCCACAGTTTGCTCAAGCTGAGTGATGGAAGACGATACTTCCCCGACCGTGCTAGAAAGCTCATTAACGTTGGTCTGAACCTGTCCGATACCCTCAGCATTTTTGGCGATATTCTTCGCCTGAAGCTCCAGCTCATCGTTGGCCTGCTTGATATCGTTGACCATACCAGCAATTTTTTCATTGCTGTCCACAGCGTTCTCGATCAGGTCTTTGAATGTCTCAGACCCCTTCATATCCTCCAGGATGGCATCAGTGATATCAGAAACATCAGTGCTGGCCTGCCCCCGTACAAAGTCGGTATACCCCGATTCATTACCGGTTCGGTCAACCAGCTGCGCGCGGTACCAGAAAATCTGTCCCGCCTTAAGCCCCATCTGCTGATATTTACGTTGTGGGTATGGTACATCGGCCAGCAGTATCGCATCACCCTCAGTCCCCGTCAGGCTGTACTGAATTTCAGTCTTCAGCGTGTCGTCCGTATTCGCCGGGAACGCCCAGTTCAGATCGATACCAAATACCACGTTTTCCGAAGCGATAAAGCTCACCGGCTTCGGCGGATTTCCCACTTTCCCGGTTAACGTTTTCTCTTCTGAATAACCCCATCCGGATGAAATCTCAGCGGCATTAATGGCACGTACGCGTACCAGATATCGTCCTGCGTAAATGCCAGGAATATCGAAGGATGTGGTAGAGCTGCGCGGCACATTTACCCAGTTCCCGTCATTGCGACGCCACTGTGCCTCATAGGCTATGGCATTTTGAGCCTGATCCCAGCTGACGCGCATAGTCTCAACGCTGATGTTCTGCTGAACGACAGAGAACGAGTTGATCACGATGTTATCCGGCGGTGCCTGGTTCCCTGGCGGGATAACACTTATTGGCCGCTGGTCGATAATCGCGCCGGTATCAATCCGCGCGTATTTGTCAGGGTCGTGGTATGCAGCAGCGATAGAGAATGTGCCGTTGTTATTGTCAGACACACTGACAACACGGTACTGCTGAGCATAGAGCTCGTCAGACTCCACCACCCAGACCGCCTCTGCCTCTGGTGTTTCGCTGTATGCCGTGGCCATTGTTATAGCCCGACCGTTGACACTCTGTATCGTCCGGCTCTGCGATGCACCGGATGGCAGGTTAACCATAAGACGATGACCTGCAGCAGCGGAGGAATCACGATCAAGGGTAATAACGCGACCGTTAACCGCGCTGATGCGGCCTCCCATTGCTTTGCCGGAAAGGAGTTCATCTGCAACGGCGATGATGTAACCTGGCTGCGGTATGTTACCGTCAAGCCCGACATCGAACGAAACCACACGATCCTTATTGTTGGTCAGAATCCCCCAGCGCCCTTTCCTGTTAGCCTCCGACTGTCGGGTGCAGCCGATGGCCGTCATTTCGAGCTGGTTAAATCCGCGGTAGCGTGCCACAAGTGCCTGTTCAAAAACTGGCTCCATCGCATCTGCGTAGGCATTATCCGGATCAGACCACGATACCAGCGCGGAGGTATATCGTGTTTTAGATGTGCTGCTCGCATAGTTAAAGCGACCGTCAATAACGTTTGCACGAGTGTAGCTATAATCAACATCACGGGGCATATCCGCCAGCGCAACAATCTGATCACCGCCCCAGTATGTCATCCCCCTGAAGATGGCTGCGAAATCCCGCAGAACCGTATAGGCATCGTTTCTTTCCTGGACGTATACATTGCAGATATAGCGTGGCTCAGTACCGTTGCCGCCTTTACCATCTGGCACAGCCTGATCGCAGTATTGTGCGACCTGATAAAGCGTCCACTTATCTATGTTGGCTGCTGTGAGCCGATCACCCAGGCCGAAACGGTCAGTGACCACCAGATCGTAAAAAATCCATGTAGGGTTATCCGTCCACGCCCACTTAAACGCTCCCGTCCAGGTGCCGCTATAGGTGCGGGTTTCCGGGTCGTAAGTATCCGGTACGCGGATAACGCGACCTCGCGGTTCGCATGATATTTGCGGGATAGAGCCGTTGAACTGGCTTGAGTCAAATTCGATGTACAGCAGAGCGGTATTTGGATAACGCAGCTTCGCGTCGATGACTTCGGTGTAGCTCTGGAGCGTCATCGTATCGCCAATTTTCGCGCTGTTGGCATCTTTAGTCAGTTTACGCAGTCGCACCGTCCAGGTGCTTCCTGCCTGCGGTAAGTCGATGCGGTGGCTGCGCTCGTAACCGGACGTCGTTTTGCCGGTAACGTTAGTATTCAACACCGTCTGCCAGGAGCCGCCATCGGTCTGCAGCTCAATGGCATAGTTAATAGAATAACCAACCAGATCGCCGTTGTTTTTCTGTTCGAACAGCGATGGCCACTTCAGGCGCAGACGAACTGCTGAGAGCTGCATATTGGAAAAAGTATGAGTCCAGGTCGTATCACTCGAAACTTCAGTCCCGACGTTAATTTCGTTCTCAGTACCTGGAATACCCTGAATGTATTTTTGCGCCTGATTTCCCGGTCGAAACTCCCACGCTACACCACTGAAGTTCTGCGAGCCATCCGAGTTTTCCAGTGGCGTGCCGTCCAGGTAAATATCACGCGCTGTAAGCTTCCCAGCAAATTCCCCCTCTCCCAGTGCAATAAGTATTTTTGCCTTCGCAACAGACTGCAGATCATCTGGCTGCTCTGTTGGGGTTCGTGCGCTGGAACTGCCGCCCTTGCATCCTTTAATAATGGTTTCAGTTGCCATATTGCGCCCATAAAAAAGCCACCGAAAGGTGGCCTGAAAGAAGCAGAAAATTACTGTTGGTCTTCGACGTAAATCCCTGCGGAGATGATTGCACCGCCGATGAGCCTGCGCCCGTAAAGTAATGGGACTGGATACCCCTGTGCAGCAGTGTTTGTTACCCCACCGAACGCGTATGAAGCACGGTTATCTGCACTTTGTTTGCTGGCTAAACCTGCTGGTTGAGGGGAAAGCATCTGGACAACGCCACCCAGCATCATGGCTGCGCCTAATTTTGCAGCACCATATCCAGCTACGGATAGTGCTCCACCTGAGAAATATCCGATTGCCACACCAACAACGACAAGGACAGCACCAAGAATCGTCTGAAGTACCCCTGCTTTTTTACTACCAATAACTACTGGTATGATGCGAATAACCTCGCCCGTAACAGGAAATCCGAAATCATCCTGTCCAATATTTTTCTTATCTTTAAATACCGCGTAGGTAAGCCCTCTGGCTTTACTCGTGATTAAGAACTTTTCTAATCCATCAATCGTTTTTGTAAGGGAGTTAATTGCCTCTGCTGTAGTGCTTATTAAACGATGATGAACCTTTCCATAGGTTTTCCCCAATACGCCGCCAAGTTCTATTCTGGTCATCACCTCTGTCATATTTCCCCCATGAAAAAGCCACCTAGAGGTGGCTTGTTAAATATTTATGTGGATATTTAAATACAGGATCTGGCAGCATTTGCCCAGTGGTCATTCCAACCTTTTGCAACGGCATATACCTTAATATCGCTGCCACCATTAATAGATTTATCAATATTCACTACTGACAGCGCACCGAAGATATCATCTGATGCTGTTATTTTATAACCTGACTCAGTTGGAATACTGGTACTGGACGAACGAAGTTCGACCCATTTTGGTGTAAGGCATCTATTAACCTGATCTACATTTTTAGCCGAGTGCTCGGAAAGAATAGGTTTTTGCGATTCGAGAGAACTCACAGAGCAGCCCGCCAAGCCAAAAATAAGCGCTAAGAATATCTTTTTCATTTTCATGCTCCTTTGAAATTTAGTAAAGGTTAGCACAGAGACTTATAGCGAAGAACTTTCATCGTTCTATCGGCTTTGTTGAATAAATCAGATTTCGGGTAAGTCTCCCCCGTAGCGGGTTGTGTTTTCAGGCAATACGCACGCTTTCAGGCATACCTGCTTTCGTCATTTTGTTCAGCGCTCGTACCAGGGC